ATTTAAGTTACGAGAGCAAATTAAAAAACAATTTGAACATTATCTTGCACCTGCAATGGTTAAAAAGTTACAAAAGAATCCAGACTTATTGCAATTAGGTGGTGATACCAAAACAATGACGTATCTATTTTCTGATATTCGTGGATTTACTCCTATATCAGAACAATTCAAAACTGATCCACAAGGACTTGGAAAGTTAATTAACAAGTATATGACACCTATGACGGATCTTGTAATGCAAAACGAAGGAACCATAGATAAGTATATTGGCGATGCACTAATGGCTATATGGGGTGCTCCTATAGACATTGATGACCATGCTCAGAGAGCCGTTGATACTGCAAGAGAGATGGAACCTGCATTAGCAAAATTAAATAAGGAGTTAAGGAATGAAGGACTTATTGAACTTAATATTGGAATCGGCATCAACACAGGAGATGCAGTTGTTGGAAACATGGGATCAGACCAACGATTCGATTACACGGTATTGGGCGATTCCGTTAATTTGGCGGCACGGTTAGAAGCACAAACAAAAGAATACGGTGTGTTCTTTATGTTTACTGAACATACACTAAAACAAATAGAACGTGTAGAAGGCACAGTATTATTAGATAAAGTTGCTGTTAAAGGTCAAACAGAGCCTGTCAGTATTTATACTATATTGGATAATCACAAGTACGCAAGAACTATTCAACGTATGGTAGATTTTTATCAAGATAGATTATGGAGTGATTGTGCTCATCAAATTGAAATACTTAAAGAGCATGGCTGGAATAATACACTTGCAGAATTATATGCAGAAAGAATTAGTCGTCCTATGCCTGAAGGTGAATGGGACGGTGTAGATAGAAAAACGTCAAAGTAATTATTCTGGATTCCAATTTTTAACTTTAGTAAACAGATTAGCATAGTCAAGTAAATCAGACCTTAAAGTTTTTAAATGTGTAATTTCAATAGGCATTGGAATTTTTCCTGCTTCAAATAAAGGGTGATAAAAATTAATTATCTTATCAACTTTTTTTCTGTCACCTATTATATCTTTCATTACTCTGTGATGAAACTCATTATCAGTTACTAAAGACAAAAGCCAACCATGATGGTCATCATACTGATTAAAACGTTTTACCATTTCCTTAGTATCATAATATATTGCTCTAACAGGATTTATGTTTGCTCTGTAATTTTTCATGACAGCAGGAAACGACCAGTGACTTTGTCTTGTAAACTGGTTCCTTAGAAAACCTCTGTATTCGTTACACAATGACTTTTGTAAACCTTCAGCACTTTGCCTTAACTCCACATTATACATGTCGATAAGTTTGTCGGCTAATTTTTTGTGTGATGCAGAAAAGTCTTCGTAGTTATCCTTTAAATCGAGAATGGTAAACGTACCATCTAAAAAAGATCCAGGAATACTTTTGTTGCGTCTGAATTTATTTAGTTCTGTTGTCAAACGAATAGAGTCAATATTAATTATATCTCTAGACATGCTTGTATTTATTTAGAATTGATATCGAGTATAGTATGTAGTTTGTCTATGCCTTTGTTTCTAGCAAGTGTGTTACGAGCACCGTCATGTAATGGTTTGGGCCAGTTACCTATGTTTACCCATGCATAACCAGAACTTTCATTATTTAATGTTGGAATAAATTCTTTGTCAGTTACATATACAAAACTGTAATACATAAAATTTTTATCTTTACTTTGGTAAACATCGATTGGATTTAATTTTGTTAGTTCTGGCACTAGTCCAATCTCTTCTTCTAGTTCTCTTTGAATGCATTCATATGGAGTTTCATTTCCTTCCATCATGCCTCCCCAAAATCCCCAACTGTTCTTATGTCGTTTATCGCTGTTTCTTAATTGAAATAAACATCTGCCTGTGTCTTTAGATAAAAACAAAACACCTGCGGCACTTATGCCTTTGTGTTTGCGTACATTTGTTAATGGGTTTAAAGTTTCAAGTATGCTCTTTTGTTCTACACGTTTAGACGCCAGAATCCCGGATTGTACTTGCCCTCGTATGTGCTTGTCCATTGTTGTTGTTCCCATTTGAATTGTTTATTCGTATATAAGTTTTTCACATAATGAACAGTATCTTGGTTTACAGTTGTAGATGAATCAAATGATACTACCCAACCAGTGCCGTTATATTCAATAATGTCATCTGCTGTAGCATTAATGCCCCAGTTGTCACCTTGTATTTCACTAGTTAATAAATATCTTTGTCCTGTAGTTGCGGCGGCTATTGTGCCATCGCCTGGATAGTTTACACTTGGATCTACTATCCTTGTTACGTCTGTAAGTGTTGTTGACGGTAGTGTGTCAGCATCCAAATTAAAAATTAATTTACCAGAGTCTAAAACGTTTCTAGAAACTGTTCCTGAAATTAAACTTGTTGTATTGTCTGCGTTATTAGAAATATTTAATTGTAATGTACTGCCAGTTGTTAGTGGTATATCATCTATGCTTATAGATGAATTACTTAAACTACCTCCACTACCTTGTGGTGATAATACTTCAAGTAAATCATTCCAATTTGCTTTTGTTGATACATCTTTGTATAGTGTTGCTTCTGTACCAACTATTTCTACTTGGTAATTGTTTGGACTAATAGTGTGTAATTCAAAATCAGCATCTAATGTTCTGAAGAAATCATACACATCTTCGTCGTAGCCTAAATTCGCTACACTATTTGTATCGTAAATATTTGTAATAATTGTGTTAATAATTTTTTGTCGTTTAACTTTTGCAGGTGGACTTAACCATATAGGTAATAAGAATGTCAATGTTGCAACATCAATTGTCTCATCAACTCCTGCAGGAACACTTCTATTGCTCCATTGTATATCAGTAAGTTCAACTTCATACAAACTAGTCCAGTCTAAAGGATTATTATTGTTTTGTAGTTGAATACTTGGATTGAATAAGATTAAAATTTGTTCTAGTAGTTGCAGTTTCTGATCCGTGTTACCTGACCAAATGTCTATGTTCATAGTCAAGTTATACGGTACAGGCATATATCTATCTGTGCTGTACAAGTTTCCTGGAAAACTTTGTGAGCCACTATCTGTTTTATAAGCATTTGCAGTACTATCGTATTGTCTTTCTGCAACTTGTACTTTGCTGATTAACATTGGATCTTGTGTTCTATCTCTAGCAATTAACAAACTTGAAATACTTGAAGATATAAATGGAGTACTATTTACTAAATTTTCACTGCCTTTAGTAAGTATATGTGCTACCATTCTTTGCATGTCAGCATATCTAACTGGCACTTTATTATAATGCGTTACACCATCTCGAAGTCCTTCACTTACTTTGAATCCACTAAAGATTCTCATAAATTGTAAAAGGTATCTTCTTAATTGAGCATCATACCAGTAATCTAAATTATTGTTTGACATATTAATCTGCCTTTGGCTTAACTGCCTTACTCATGTTTGTTTTTTCTGACTGTGTTGTTCCATCTGTGTTAATAGTTATATTATCATTATTAACAAATGATGTGAGTAATTTATTGGCGGCACTCCAAACTTTTTTGTTGTCATCGCTGACACGTTTCCAAGTACTACCAACCTTTTTAAATAACCTGTTAGGTTCAAAATCTGTTCTCAAGAAATAATCTCCGTCACTACAGTCTAGTGGCATACTACTACCACTTCCAACTATACTAATACCATTTGGTGGTGCACCATCGCCTGGGAAATATAATCCTGGCTTGTCTGGTGAGTTTTCATCAACATATAAATGCCCACCTTCCATATACCCTGCATCATATTGAACTTCTGCATTTGCTAATTCAATAACTTTATCACTGATTTCAATTTCAGTTTTGTATGTGCTGAGTATATTTCTAAGGTCATCTGCTTGTTGACCAGTACCAAGTATATCTCTGTACTCTGGACTATCGGTAATATTTTTAAGTTTTACTCTCCACAAGTGAGGCCACCATCTTGGATCATAGCCTTCTGCTGGTCTGCCAGCATCACTTACAACAAAGTATCTATTAACAGCATCACCGCCACCTAATAGTAAGTCGTCTCTAAGATGAGGTAATTCAATTACATCACCTGCCATTAAACGTCTACCAAGCAAGTTTGCACATGTATTCATGTGGAACGTCATAAACAATGAATCGTTATTTACAAACAAACCAAACTGTGTTAAATCAAAGTCTGGGTCTGCAATCTGATAAGCACCACGCAGTTCATAAATGTCTTTGTCATATTTTCTGTCTCTATTTTCTAAAAACACAACGTCTTGAATATATAAATCTCCAGTTCCAACACTTTGAGTAGTGTCATCTTGGTATGTTCCTATATATTTGTGTACAAAAACACCAGTACCGCCAGCATTTATAGACTCGGCTGTGACTCTGTCTATGAAGTCATAGTCGTTTCCTTTGTTCTTGTTCCATAAACTTAATCTTGGCATAATGTACTATTTATCACTTTATTAAGTTCTTGACAAAAACCTCGATAACTATTATAATATAATCTACTGGAGAGGTGGCTGAGTGGCTTAAAGCACTTCCCTGCTAAGGAAGAGTACGGGTAACTGTACCGAGAGTTCGAATCTCTCCCTCTCCGCCAGACTAGTCTGGTAAATATGAACATTAGGGGCGGTAGCTCAGTTGGGAGAGCGTCTGGTTTGCATCCAGAAGGTCGCAGGTTCGACCCCTGTCCGCTCCACCACGTGAGATAGTATGAGTGATGATTTAGAAAAAGAAATAGCAAATACAATATTGCAAATCTTGTTAGAAGCAAGAGCTCAAGGTAAAGATATGCTTAGTTATGAAGAAATACTTAACTTGTTAGGTATGGATGATGAAAGTTTAATGACTAAATTTGAAAAAGAGTCTATGGTAGTATTA